TAAATATCCATAAATAGATTCATTTTTTCCAACTCTAATTCTTCTGATATAATAATCATTATGCCATGCATGAATACCAGATGATGTTCCTAATGTTAATGATGTTGTTCCTGCAGGCTTAACTGTTGTTGCTCTTGCTGTTTTATTAATACCAATTAGTTCTGCAACTCTTATATTTTCTTCTCTTACTATCTTTGCAGCCGATTTCATATCATATCCAAGAACAGTACCAGATCCTATACCAGTCATTGATACTCCAATAAGAGCATCTTTTTCTGTTGTTCGTTGCCAAACAGGTCTTAAATAATGAAATTCTGTATACCCGGCTTGGAGTGTTCCAATAAATGCTGCAGCCTTTACTCTTTCTTCAAAATCTTTTTGTGATTCTATATTTGAAACATTTACTTCGCAAAGATTGCAAAATTGGAATGGTCTCAAAGCAATTTCACAACAAGGATTAGTTCCCCAGTCTTTATCGTTATTCAAATAAATTCCTGGTTCTCCTGCACCTGATAATTCAACTCGTTTCCAAATATCCATAAAGAATTCTTTTGTAATTTTATGTCTCATTAAACAAGCTGAGTTATTAGCTCTTCCTCTTTGTGGATTCAATTCCCACCAATTACCTGTTTTTGCAGATATCATTTCATCATCATGAGCACTAAATAAACTAATCAATGCTGCTCTTCTGATGCCTCCTGCTAATACTGCATCAGCGATATGACATACAATATCATGAGTTTCTAATGTTGATAATTTATCACCATCTTCTTTTTGTTTTAACATTCCTTCTATCTTAACCAAACATTCTTTTAACGGTTGCGGTCCAGGTGCTTTACCTCCTGATGTTACTAATCTTGCTCCTTTTGGTCTTATATCAGTATAATCAAATTTAATTGTAGAACCATCAAAGAAATATGACTTCATTAAAATTTTAACTGCATCAGCCCATCCTTCAATTGAATCTGCAATTAAGTATCTTCTACTTCTTTTTGGATTAGGTTTTCTAATTTCTGGTAATTCATCTACATGATGTTTTTGTACAGAATAACCTACTCCTGTTCCACCTAATAATAAAAACATTGTTTCTGAAAATGCTCTCCAATCATCAATAGGAAGGTATGCACAATTATAAACTCTGTTAGGGCTTATTTCAATAGGCTTGCCTGCAAATTGCATTGATCTCATTGATGGCAATACCTTTTTCTTAAGTACAAATTTATATGCACTCATTATTTCATCTTTTAATTCAGGATACTTTTTTAAATGCATTTTTCTATTTCGTGTAACTAATTCTGTCCATGTTTCACGTCTATTTTTATTTGGTAAAAATTTAGCATACTTCATGTATACTGTAATTTCTGAGAGTATTTTAGTAGATATATCCATCTTTACTTTGCCTTTTTTTATTTTAATTTTTAGTTTATAACGTAAAAAAGTCGTAACCTTTTATATTCCGTCTATCTTAATTTCATATATAAATATGAAGCAGCTGCGCATTACAGTTCATTTTTGACGTAAAAAGTTAAACTTTTTTACTCAAAACCTTCATTTGAAATTTCTTGGTATTTACGTGCTAATAATTTTCTCGTAAGCTCATTACCACCATCCATCTGCTTCTGTGTATCCTTTCCACCTACAGATGTTTCTGCATATAAATGAAATTGCCCATTACTTGTATTCATTTTTGATGGTAATGTTATTCCATCTGGTCCAAATCTATTCTTAATAACATGCCATCTACCTGTACCTGCTAATTTATCTGCAACCTTTCTTGATAAGGATAATACAAAATCTGCAACCATTACTTTACCATATGATTCTGATATTTTACTTGCGTCAATAATATCTTCTTCTAGAGCTGATCTATTTGCTTGAGATGCTGTCCAGACTGGTATTTCATATTCTCCGGCCATACCTCTTAAGTCTTCGTATATACCTTCTAATTCATGTCTCTTTTCTTGACCATGTCCTCTTAATAGATCCGCATAATCAACAATAATAACATCTGGTTTTTTACCTTGCATTATACATTTTTCAACATGTGCTCTAATTCCCATTACAGATATAGATTTAGTAGGATAATGTTTAATAATTAATTCACCTTTTAATTGAGATAATTGGTCTTTTATATCTTCTTGATAATGTTTTAGGTTTTGATTTGCAATACCTGTTATAACTGAATCATATCTTAAACCAACATATGCTTCATTCAACTCTAATGTATAATGTAATACTGTTTTACCTTTCTTAACTGCATCTGCTCCTACATTCATTAATGCCCAAGACTTACCAATACCGGCAGGAGCAACCATAACTCCTAACTCACCTTTACCTAGGCCACCATCTGTTAATTCATTAATAACTTCCCATGGAGTAGGTTGTACATCTCTTACAGCATCAGTATATCTAGATTCTATTTCAGTCATATAATCATGTCCAATATCTTTATCCGCACCAGCTTTTAATGCATCATCTACTTTAGCTTTTATTCCATCATAGTCACCATTTTTTAATAATTCGACAGAACTTAATATTGCTCTTTTAATTTCTTGATTTTTACAAAAATCTAATGCCTGGTCTTTAATATATTCTAAATCAGGAGATTCTGTATATTTCCATGCATCTTTAAGATGGGCTACTACCTGTTCTTTTAATAAATCATGATCAACTTTTTCAAGTTTAACTTTCATTACTTCTAACGTAGGCGATGATTTATATTCATTAAAATATTCTAATATAGTTTCTACAATCCAATTGTTTGCATCTGATTCAAAATATCCTGGCTGTAATATATCTGAGATTTGTTGTAGGAATCCTTTATCAGTAAGTAAACTGGTTATTACTTTTATTTGAAATGCATACCCGTAACTACTTAATCTATCTGTCATATTTTAATATAATAATTTTTTTTCTAATATCCTAATCTTTTCGCATTTGAATATACGCATTAAGAGTATTAAATGAAGTTGCTAACCAAGAATCTAAATCTTTTATAACTGTATACATTTTATCTGCCATAAACATTTTTTTAAATTGAAATGTATTTAATTTATCTACAGGTCCTGTGACCTTATCATGTATCATCAACTTAATAGATCCTGCAATATCAACTTCTTTAAGCTGCATAAGAGTATGGTTCAAGTCAACCTGGTCCTTAGATTCTACTACGGACTTATAGATTTTGTAGCGGCCTTCATCTGCACCATTTTTTGCATGATCTATAATTTCACTTATTTCTACTTCTCTGTTTTCTGTTATCATTGGAAAGAATTTTTTTAGTGATTTTAATGCAACTCCTTTAACACCTGGAATGTTATCAGACTTATCACCTAAAAATGTTCTATACAATAAATAATTAGATGAATTAATTCCAAATTCTTCTTGCATTAATCTTGGATTATACATTTTCTTTTTGATTGGACTCCAAACAGAAATTCGATTATTTACTAGTTGTAAAAAGTCTCTATCAGTAGATACAATTTGTACTGTCTGATTTGGTTCTGTATATACTTCATTTGCAATATATGCTATTGCATCATCAGCTTCGATATTATCAACTGCTAACATTGTAACTGGTAAACAATTTAAATATTCAATTAGTCTACCAAATTGTTTTTTCATAGAATCTGATTCATCTTCTTTTGATGCAAATTCTTTATATCTGTTAAATGCTGTTTTAACAGCTCTATTTGCTTTATAATTTGGATAAATCTTTTTTCTACGTTTAGATCCACCTTTACCATCAAAGCAAACAATGACTCTAGTTGGTTTTAATAAACGAATATTTGCAGCCAGTGATCTTAAAAATCCTGTAACTCCTCCTATATGATCTCCGTCATCATTTAATGCAGGTACTGCAGAAAAAACTCTAATGAAGGTATTGAGACCATCGAGTATCAATATTTTACTATTAATATCCGATGGTCTACCTTCTTGATGTTCCTTGACAACGTCTTGAAAAAATTTTTGAAGTTGTTTATGATTCTTCATTCACAAATTCTTCTTCAATTTCGACATCATCAATTCCAATATTATCACCTGGTTTATATGTTAATATATACGCATCACAAATAGCATTGTATATTTCATCCTTCAATTCTGAATCTGCTTCAAGTTTACCTTGAAAATCCTTTGATAAAAATTTTACTGCTGTACCATCTGCTTTTGTATATGTATACCATGCACCTGCTGTACTCACCAATTTGAATTGTTTCATAACGTTTAGCCAACCACCAAAATTATCTATCCCACTTTCAAAGTAAATATCATAATCGATAGTCTTTAAAGGTGGGCCCATTCTATTTTTGATAACTTGACATCTTGTTTTAATACCAACAGTTTGATCAACTCCATCTTTTTTGACTTTGATCTGTCCTACTGATTTTAATCGTAACCGTACTGATGAGTGAAATGGAATTGCTTTTCCTCCACTTGTTGTCCAAGGATCACCAAATGCTACACCTAGCCTTGAACGAAGCTGATTAGTAAACAATAAGGCAATTCTTTGTCTACCAATTAGATTTGTAATCTTACGCATACCTTTTGATAATATAATAGCTTTGGAAGTTGCCCAGCCATCTTTATCATAGTCTGCTGCTTGCTCAATTTTTGTTGAAGCACCCATTACTGAATCTACTACGATTGTTACCAATCTATCTTTGTTAGATTTTCTAACTGATTCAATAATACTTTCAATTGCTTCAAAAATATCCTCAATAGCATCTAATGGAACATAGAGCATTTTTTCCAGGTCTAATCCAATTGCTTCGAGAAATTCTCTACTAACTGCATTTTCTGTATCAATATAAACTGCTAACCCACCTTGCTTTTGCGTATCTGCTAAAGCATGAGCTGCCAATAATGATTTACCTGAAGCTTCTAATCCTGTTATCTCAGTTATTCTGCCAACTGGAAACCCTCCACCTTTTCTATTTGAGATTGCTAAATCTAGCATTGAAGAGCCTGTACCAACCCATCCACCTACTTCACTAGGTGAATCTGTATCTCCGTCTAAGAAATACGCAACTTTATAGTTAGTATTTTTAAATTTCTTGTTTAGTCCTTCTCTAATACTTTCTCCTAAAGCTGATGCTAGTTCTTCTGCTTGTTCTGCTTTGCTTTTCTTTGCCATATAACCCTTTTATTAGTCGTTAAATAGATCATCGAATGCTGCTCCGACATCATCTACCTTGTTAACACCTGCTGGTGTTTTTTCTTCTTGCGTAACTTTTTCTGGTGCTGTTGATGCTGGATCAACTGCATCTTCTCCTTCTGGATTCAACCAAAGTGCCAATGCTTGTTTTAACTCATCATATGATGGCTCTTTGAAAATATCAGATAAATTAGGTTGACTATTAGTAGCAGCCGATGTTACATTTGTATCATCTGATAATGCTGATTGATTAGGCTTTACTCTAATAGATGTTTTTGGAAATTGTCCTGGTCCATCTGCTGGAGTAAATTCAACAAGAATATCTCTACCATTCATAGGATCTGTAATGTCACCATAATCTGGATCAGCTATTACTCCTAAAAGTTCTTGATAAACTAATTTACCAAATCCCCAGAACTTAACACCTTCTGATTCTTTACCTCTAACTAATACTGGAGCATAAGTTCTCATTTTAGGTTCCATTTTCTTTCCTAATTTCCATTCATCTGAATTACCTGAAGATTTTAATTTTTCAGAAAAT